ATGTAGTTGTGTTTAAATAAAGTATCAGCAACTTGTCTTTTCATCAAAAAATAATTGTAGACAAATTCAGCTAGATCAGAAGACACAGCTTTTTTTAAAACAGTATATTTATTTTTTTTAAAGGTCATCTTATATTTCTTAAATTAAAATTGAACGCTATAATCTTTTTCTGGTCATTATAATTATTTCTTGATGTGTGTAAATAGTAACTTGGGAAGATCAACAAGTCTCCCTCCTTTACATTAATTGATTTTTTGTTAAATATTTTAATACCTTGTTGTTTAGGATTAGGTAAATATAAATAATAAACAGCAGAAAGATTTGTATGACTATGTGTGTGCCATCCATGTCTACCTTTTTTTAAATAATTTTGATACCAGTAGTTATCAATAATAATTTCTATATTATTAGAGTGTTGTTTATAATATTCTTTTACAAAAAGTTTTAAGTATTTTAAAAAAATAGGATGCATTAGAGGCCAATAAGGTTTTGGAGTATTCTTTGGCATAAACCAATCACTTATTAAATTACCATCATTTTTACCTGCTGTTACATTAAGCAAACTAACGGCTTCATCTTTAATAGATTTATGTTCTTTTATCTTTTTTATCCAAAGCATAATTATAAGAAAATATTATCTATATGGTTTTCCTAAATTCCAAATTACTAAACTATATCTAACACCTTTAGTTATTGGTTTAACTCTATGCCAAACAAAAGATGGAAAAACAACTATACTACCTTTAGGTAGTATCTCCGTGCATAATTTAGTATTTCTAGCACGTTCAGGATCTTGATTTCTTAAATCAAATTCCAATTCTCCTCCTTGATATTTTTTTGGATCAGTTAAACTCACTGTCACAGATAGCTTTCTTATCAAACCATTTTCTGGTCCTTCTTTCTTGTAAGGCGTGTCCCAACTGTCTTGATGCCAGTCATAGTATTGACCTTCTTTGTATATGGTAAACTGACAAGATTCAGATCTATCCCAATCAAAATTCCAACCAGCTTGTTGATTGGCCTCTCTAATAAAGGGGTGTATCTCTTTGTATATCCATCTATCATCTAACCAAACAATGTTAGAGTCTCTTTTCTTTTTTAAATTAAAAAGTTCTCTTTCATTTAAAGGATTCTTTTTTATATCTCTATATTTATTTTTTTCCTCTGCTCCTGTAATAGCAATACCTTCTTTCTGTTCCTTGCCGTGTCTTATTATTAAATCACATATTTTAGATGGAAGAGCAGATTTAAAATAATAATAATAATTATTTAAATTCATATGTTGTAGTTAAAAATATGTTACGCTTTCTAGACATGTTAGGTGTTATAAAATATTTTAACGAGCTTGGAAACATAACAAAGAAATTGCTTTTCATTTGAACAAACCACTTCCTGCCCTCTCTACGATTATTATTAAATTCAATAACCATTTGACAAGATTCTGGTTGAACATCTATTCCATACACAAAAGTATAATCAGGAGAGCGTCTTAAATCTAAAGGGTCCACAGTATTTCTTAAAAAGGATTGCTCTTTAGGTGCGTAAACATTTCCCCAATTTTTCATAGGAACTAAATGTTTTTCATAATCTATTTTATAGTGATCTTTAAAATGATCCTGTAACCAAGATAATTCTTTTGAGTATTCCACTACATAATCAAGATAAGAGTAATCTCTATCATCATCACTCATTCTTTTATTATCTATAAAAGACTCTAATATATTGCCTTTTATTTCTGCTCTCTTAATTTCAAAATGTTTTGGAGTTTTGATTTCGCCGTAATAATAATCTATTTCTGATAGCACCACTTTTTTCATAACTTATACTGAATTTATATCAACTAAATCCCATGTTTGTCCAGCTTCATTCCACTGATATTCCCAAAAATTACCTGTCCCTGCCTCTGCAGATGCAAGATTTTCTGCTTCTTGTTCAGCTGTTAGGCTAGGTTTTGCAACTGGGGGATCCCAGGACGCTGTTGATAAATTTAAAGTCCAACTATCAAAAGGTTTTGGTGGCATAAAAATATCATTTGTTTCATCATAGTTATAGCCTATACCAGGATAGTTTCCTCTAAAAGGTGTTCCACCTAATTTATGTATATTATTAAAAGTGTTATAAGAACATTTTTTCCAAAGTGGATAAAAGTGTATTTTTTCTAGGTATCTTCTACCTCTTTCCTCTTCTTCAACACCCTCATCACTAGAAGTTTTAACATTATCTACAACATGTACTCCTAATACTCTGTTATTTTCATCTAATTTTGCAAAGTGTGCCATATCTTATATATCCTTATTGAAACTTATACCTTATTACCACTATTCCTGATCCACCAGCATGGGCTGATCCTCCGCCACCACCAGTATTTGCTTGTCCTGCAGATCCGGGTGCATTTGGAGGTGCTCCTTTATTTCCAGTTCCTCCTCCACCTGGACCACCTGATCCACCGGCACCAGGGCTAGCAATTGGATATCCTCCACCGCCACCACCGCCAGCTCGTGTTACAGATGAGCCTGTAATTGATGTTGAAACTCCCGGACCACCAGGTCCACCAGCATTACCTTGTCTAGCGCTTCCAGCACCTCCGGCTCCTCCGCCACCACCTGCTGATCCTGCGTTTGAACCAGGGGGCTCTCTTCCTTGCCCACCAGGTTGTCCTTGAGGTGGACTTGTTGGAGGTTCATTTCCATTGCTTCCAGGATTAAATTGATTTTCACCACCGCCACCACCAGAACCACCTTGTCCGTTTGGACCCGATCCGCCGCCGGCAGATGTTATTGTACTAAAAATTGAAGGCTCGCCTTGTGTTCCCGGAGAACCGACTGTTCCACCAGCACCTACTTGTATTGGATAACTACCAGCTGCTAAAGTTATAGCGCCTGCTCCTTCTAAAGGAGATTGAGTATATGAATCATTGGCTGCTTCGTCTTCTCTAAAGCCGCCGCCACCTCCACCACCTGATTGCGAAGGAGCAGTTCCACCACCTCCACCGACTACCATGTAGCTAGCTAAATTGTTTGGTTGAGGAGCTGGTCCACCGTCACCTGCTATTGCAACGTTAAATGTGCCATCTCCAGTAAATGTGTGAATTTTAAAATCTCCGTCAGTGCTTTCTGTTCCACCTGTAGCTACTACGAACTCTGATGTTGCAGTTCCGCCTCCAAAGCCTAAAACTTTATATCCAAATCCAGTTGCCATTATTCTCCTTATGCGTCGTTAGCAGCATCTGTAGTGAAGAATAATTTGATTCCCAATAATTTTGCATCAGCTGTTAACGAATCTTCAGACACGTCTCTAGAGATTTGGAAGAATACTTCTTCATCTGTGCTAGGTGAGCCTGCAATAGTTACTGCTCCACTTTCTGCTGTCACGTCTAAATCGTTTGCCGTACCGCTATGAGCTTTTGCTGTTGGTGCAACTGCTGTTCCAAACGCTACGTTTATCGTATCGTTGTCAGCACATGCAACACCTTGTAAGTCCCAAGATACAGTACCTGTATTCGTCGAGTCTGCTGTAAAGTAAGCTTGAAAAGTTACTGTGCCTTCATTCCATGATTTTGGAAATGCAACAGCAAACTGTGCAAACTCGTCTGAATCTTTATCAAAGTCTAAAGTTTTAATTTCTGGACCATTAGATAACTCTACTTGTGCTATGGCTGCACATCCGTTTGTAGTGTTTGGGTACATTGAAGAAGCAGGAACCCAAATAGATTCTTTGCCTGCAATTTTAATTGCTGCAGTGTTATCTCCTCCATCTACGGCTTGAGCAACACCAGTACCGTTAGGTGCAATAACAATGTTTCCATTAGCACCGTCAGTTATTGTGATTGTTCCAGAGTTTGTACCTGAATTAGTATCTAAAACTAGATTGTGTGCACCGCTAGAAGTTATTGTAGCGTCTGCAGATCCTGTTCCAACTACGATCTCACCAGTTCCTTTTGGTGCTATCGCTAAATCTATGTTTGAATCGCCACCGTTAGCAGCGATTAATGGATCGTTTCCAGTTGCAGCATTTGTAACTTTAATTTCATTAACTGCAGATGACGTTGTTCCAAAAACAACAGACTCATTGCCATTTGCGTCAGCTATAAAACCACCGTCTGCAAATTTTGGAGCTGTTAAAGTTTTGTTTGTTAAAGTGTCTGTTGAAGAAGCAGTTATAAATCCACAATCGTCAATGTCTGGATTAGTGCCATCGTTGGCTGTAGCGTAAACTAATTTTACTGCACCTGGTGCAACAGTTACACTATCTCCAGATCCTGTTACGTATTTAAATACTACGTTTTGAGATCCAGATGTTGAATTTTTTAATATATAAAATTGTTGAACATCGATTGGAATAGTAACGTTTCTTGAACCTGAAAGAGTTCCAGTAAATTCTATAATTCTGTGTGCAAGAGTTGCACCTGTTCCACCGTCTGTTACTGATAAAGTTGTATCTCCAGAGTCAGAGACGGCTTGTGTGGTAAAACCACCTGAAATTTGTTCTACAATACTTAAGTTAGTATTAGTTTTTGTTCCCCATGTACCGGCATTTTCACCAGTTGCCTGTAGTTCTATACCGAGTGGTGAGTATGTTGAAGCCATATTTTTTCTCCTATTTAGCTTAAGCTACGTTTGTATAACTTGTATTAGAACCAGTGTCAATAGCTTGATACGCTTGAATTCCAAATCCTGTTGCAGTTCCAAAAGCAGCTACAGAGGCTGTTGATGAAACCCCAGTTAATCCCATAACATCCGCTGGAGCTAAAGTTCCAACTGCAGAGGTAGCTGCAACTCCTGTTAATCCTATAACATCAGCAGGAGATAAAGATCCAACAGAAACAGTAGCTTGTTGTCCTGTTACAGCTACAATTGGACTTGATCCAATTGTTATAGATCCTAATCCAGATGTTAATGAAGCCCCAGTTAATCCCATAACATCCGCTGGAGCTAAAGTTCCAACTGCTGAAGTTGACGCTTGACCACCTAGTCCTACTATTTCTTGTGTAGGATCTATTGATCCAACAGATGTAGTTGCAGAAACTCCAGTTAATGAAAACTCTGCACTAATAACTAAACTTGTTGATCCAAGGTTAGAAGTTAAAGATTGACCAGTTAAACCTACAACGTCTGCAGGGTTAAGTGTAAACATTCCCCAACCATTGTCACCATAAGACGCGTTACTCCAACCACTAGGACCAGAGTTTGATGTCATTGCATCAGGTGCAGTTAACTCTACTTTAAAACTTGACTCGCCCCAAGACTCTGCGTTCCAAGTATCTCTACCCCAACCTTGTTCAGGAAAAGTTATTAAATCTCCAAGTGATACAGTTGCTGATACTCCAGTTAAGAAAACGGTAGGGTCTTTTATTTCACCCCATTCACCATCATTCCAAGCTTGTGCACCCCAACCAGTTGTAAAAGCTTCGCTTATTCCCCAAAGATTTGCACTCCAGTTTCCTGCTCCCCAAAAATCAGCGTTAGGTGTATTCGCTTGGCCACCCATTCCAGAGTGATTAGAACAATAATAATATAAAGTTGGTGCGTCGGTTGCTACAGTAATTTGAGTGTAGGCTCCTGAAGAACCTGGAGTTCCGTTGGTTGTAACTCCGGTAGTATATTCACTTCCACTGTTGTG